AAAACGCCGTTGCTGTAAAGTATACAAAAGACGATTTTCTCTACACAGAGAAGCCATACGAAGCGATATACGATTACAAAAACGACCCTTTCATGCACAATCTGAAAATTGAGCAAATGGCTCAACAGGCGGCAGAGGTGGGTGTAAAGACGTTCAAAGGACTGTATAAAAATTACGTCAAAATGCGAGAAATGCAGCGTGGGGCGAATGTTATTATCAACAACCCAACTGCATTTTCAGGTCCGTATATGCAGCTTGACGCAGGCAAGTATAACGTTGATGATGGTGGCGTGTATCTTATTGACGAAAGCGGCAACTATCACGTTATCTGTCACCACCCGATCATTCCCTTTGAGTGCTTGCAGAACATTGACACAGGCGAGGAGAAGCTCAACATAGCTTACCGCACTCGTGGAGAGTGGCAGGAAAAAGTCGTTTCAAAGGAGATACTTTACAACAGCCGAAACATTTCACAGTTAGTTAAATGCGGTGTTGACGTATCTTCTGAAACTGCCAAAGAGCTTGTCTCATACTTTCAGGAGATAGAGAGCCTTAACCGCAATTCTCTGCCGCTGAAAAGATCAGTGGGCAGGCTTGGCTACATAAACGGCGCAGGCTTTTCACCATACGTTGAGGGGCTGACATT